CAAGAGAAACTGTTTTATGCTCCAGGTGTAGCGAACACGCAACGCCAATCAGAGACACCAAAGCTGTAACGCTCACGGGCTTTAAAACGTGTGTTACCTGTATCAAAATCGCCTTCAAGAGCGGTCTTAATGGGTGAACGATTAAACATTTTAAATCCGTTCGGTGCATCTGTTTTAATGAAAAATGCGTCTGTATCTGTCAGGAAGTGGTTAACCACTGCCCCTTCAGGCAACATACCCATATTCTTCATTGCATTTGCATCGTTGTCTGCTGTGCCAGAACGTAGATTTGAGTTGATTACACGCTCTGCAATAAACTGAAGTTCTTTTGGAATAATCAGTTTTGTGCCGCGTACAGCAACTTTTAAACCACGCTCATCCGTAAAGCCTGCAATATCAATCAACATTTGCTCAAGAGAAGTCTCATTGAGGTCTGCCGCAGTTGAAAGCAAGTTACGCTGATTGCCTGACAAAGAAGGGTGAGCCGCTGAACACAAAGCTGCACCATCACCAACAGGGCTTCCAGTGCTAAACGCATTGTTTAGAATAGAAGCTGCTTTGATTTGCTTGGTTTGTGCCATTGAGCGAGCCAAAGCCTTGGTGTAACGAGACGCCAAACGATCATACAAATTATCTTCGATTGCTTCCTCAGTAATAGAGAACGCAAGAGCGATAGTTTCATGTGTATAACGTGCGGTATATGTCTCTTGTGCATCATCAAAAGTGATGGCAGAACCCTCACCTTTGACGGGTGCTGTGGTAAAACCACCAAGCATTACCTCTTCTTCGAACGCTCTATCAGAGGTTTCTTCTTCAAAAATCTCTGTGTGTTCGTTTTCGTAGCGGTTGTACTCCAGACCGAACAGTGCGTTCAAACCTGGCTCTAGCTCTTTAGCTAGTTGTGCGCGAGAAATAGCCATTATCTATGTCCCCCTTATATGCCAGTTGACAACGACGTGGTCTGTGAAGCCGAAGCCGCAACAGGCGCGTTGTGGTGGAAGTTAAATCGAACTATGTAATTCACACCCGCAGCGTCAAAATCAAGGTTAGCCTCATCGCCTGAAAGGCCGACTATACGCATGAATAAGGTTGCTGTGACTGCTACTGTTGAAATATCCATTTCAGCAGTTGAACGGCCATTGTTCGTTGAACCAGAGGCTCCGTTTGCTAGAGAGACGTTTGCAAAGATGTTTGACAAAGCTGTCGCACGATCTGTTGAAGTGCCGTCTGCAGCAATCATAAACAACTGATTTGGGTTGTCCGCAACAAAAGCTTTCACAGGAAAGTTTGTGTCTACACTGACATTATTAGACCCCGGCCAGAAGTTTTTAAAGACAGTCTTTTTTGTAGAACTGTCCACGTATTCAACGCCCATAAAGACCCCAAGAGCAGGAACTGTACCACCGTTTGCTGCACCAACAATGTCAATTACACCGGCCGCCAATGGAATAACTGGCGAATATTGGAAAATTGCATTGGTGTTGTTCGATGCGATCTCGTATTGAGTCACACCAGTGGTGTTTGCACCTGAACCTGTGAGGCCAATTGGACGCAGACCAAAAGCAGTATCTTGGTTTGCCATTTTTTTCTCCAATCAGGTCCTAATTTTTAGGACCGCCAAAGGTTACACGCGACTGACGATCGGCATTGCCGATCCTCATTGTAGAGTGAGAATTTTCTCTCATCATATCGTGGTCCACGGCATCCATCTGATCTTTAGTCCTACCATCAAAGTAGGCTTGTCTTTCGGCCACCGTTTCTAACGGAATACGAGCGAGAACTAATCCGCCAACTCCAAACACACCAGCATATTTACCTGATTCAACGACGGGTGCCTCAAAATCTGGGTACTCATCTTGGCGGACCAGTTCGTATCCTTCGCGCAGACGAGCAGAAATATTTTTCGTATCGTCAAATCCACGAACTTCGGCCCTGACCCAACGATGTTTGTATCCATCGGGCGCAGGTGGTGCGTCTAGCATAGACGGGGGAGCCCAAGGCTTACGCCGTGTCTCTTTCTCCCTTGTCTGACTAGCACGAGAGCTACGATCAACGCCTACGTTCTTTGTAACTTGAATTTCAGCCATCACTAGCTCCTTCCTAGTAATTCAACTTGCCTTGCGTAATCCTCAAGAGAAACTCCTAATTTTTTTGCAATAGCAACTTGAGATGGGGTCAAACTGACCTTCTTGAGTCCAGATTTGTTAGCAGTCCTAGATGCAGAAGCAACCGTCTGAACGGGTCGATTACTCTGTGACTGATTTGTGTCAAACTTATGCGGAAACTCCGTTTTCATTCGTTTGTCTAATTCATTATAGTACTCATCCGAGCTGGGGTCAAACCCTTCCTGCTCCACAAGCTGTCTATGAATACCAAAAGCCGCATATGTCATGGTATTGTCTGAACCAAACCATTCATTTCTGTTTGCCCATTCTTCTGCTTTTGGATCCGCAGGTCTAGGTTCGGCTTGCTGTTGCTGGACGGGCTGCTCTTGAACGGGCTGCTCTTGGCGACGTTTTTGTACTGCTTGAGCATTTTCCGCCTTATCGGCAGAAACAGCAAGTTTTGCTAACTTTTCTTGCGCTTCTACTGCAGCGGTGCTGTCGCCGACAGATAATGCTTGGCTCAAATCATTTTTGACCTGCGCGATTTCTGCATCAACTCTATTAGAAAATTCTCTAACAAACCCTTGGTCTAGATTTTGCAATCTAGCTTTTGTCTCTTCTAATTCTTTTTTCACCCCTTGAGCATACTGAAGTGCATCTTGTTCACGACGTTCAGCTTCTCTGCGAAGTTTTGTCAGACGATCAATGCGTTTTTTAGAATCTGATGCGGGCTTCTCTTGTGGTTCTTCTGCAGCCGCTTGTTCTATGACCTCAACAGCCTCGTCTGAAGTTGAAGCATCTACCTCTACTTCAACGGCCTCTTCTCTTGGCTCAACTGCTAAAGCTTCTTCTGCTTGTTTGTTTTCTTGATTTTCCATGATGCTCCTCAAACGTGTAAAATGTCTTCAGGGTCAGATATTTTAGCGAGAATTTCATCGTCGTTAAGTATCCGAACCTCACCACCTTCAATCTTAAAGCGAGAACCCGCATATCTTGCAAAAATAACCCAATCTCCTTTGTTGCACCAAGTGCCTAAAGGAAATTTGTCTTTATCTTCGTAAGCAAGAGGGCCTACTTTAAGAACATAACCCACCTGGGTGGATATTTCTTGATTCGCTAATATTTGGTCTGGAAGCAAAACGCCTCCTTCAGTTTTACCTTTGCCCTTGTAAGGGAGAACCAATATACGCCAGCCTGTAGGATCTGGCATTCTATCTAATAGCGATTTATCAATTTTAGAAGGGTCGAGCACACGTTCTGAGGGATGTACCCAGGGGGAAGACGGCTTGTCTTCATTTGTAGCTTTGACTGCATCAGTCATCTATTAGCTCCTGTTTCTCTAGCAGGCTCTTGAGTTCCTGTTCAACATATTGCAGGCCATCAATGTTTCCCATTAACTGCCTGTAGTGCTCCATATCTTTCACTTCATTATTAACCAAAACATCCACAATGTTTTCTTTGCGGTCTCTAATAAGTTTCAATATGAATTGTGCGAGAGTTATCTCATCCATATGAGATATTTACTATTTTTTCCTAAACTTGTCTACTCCTTTGATACCTAAAGCTGCAGATATTGTAAGAAAAACTAGATATGTATACCACTCTGGTAATTCATTAAGACGGTCAAAACCATTTTTTACAATCTGTTCCATGCCTGGAATGAAAACTAGTATTAACGGAATGAGTATAATCACCGTGACTATTTCATCCTTGATGGACGATTTTGTGGACTCAGCCATAATCAACTCCCACTTCGAATCGTGGGTAGCTGCAGTTTTCATTATTTCAGCTTTTGCTTCCGCCTCAGTTTGTGCAAGAGTTGCTTTCGCCTTTTGCTTGGATACCTGCCCCTCAACAAATGAGCCTGCCAATGATGCAATAGGACCAATAAGAGCTTGAAACATGGTTTACTCCTCAATAAAATCTAAAATTTCTCCGTTTAAAACCATCACTTTTAGTTCTTTGCAAGACCACTTTTGGTCAAAATTATTGGTATGCCCGACATTTCGTTTAATTTTCCGACGAACTGACAAACACTCCCCAAGGGATTTATACGGAGTATATTCGACTTTTTCCCCGCCCATCACTAACAACAATACAAAAGTAAGCTCAACCACCGTTTCGTATCTTTTCTAAATTTTCTTCTATTGTCGTTATTCTTTTTTCGTAAAACTCTAATGTCAACTTCTGTTGTTGATCATAAGGAGCTTTACCGTCTTCTATTTGAGATTGAAGTTTTTCAAATTCTAAAGCTAAGTGCTCTATCAACATAAATTGCTCAGAGTCAGCCGGAAGCGAGCCCATCTCTCCTCTGGGCCATTTAATTCTAAACTCTGTGTTGTGTTCAACATCAGATTCCATCATCGTAATGTTGGTCTCAATTTGGTTTAAGCGTTCTATGATTCCAAAATATGCCCAAGTAGCAAGAGACGCTGCTGCAACCATAGATATGATATTGCGTAGTGGTAGAGCTACTTCTGTATTTTCATTCAACTTCGCTGGCATTTACTTCTCTGAATTGAGCCACACCGCCAGACTGCCTGTCATGGCCCCCGTAACCACCGATATTAGCGAAGCCTGTTGAGTTGTTAAATCAGGCTGCGAAAGTGCCCATTCTATGCATCTTATGTACACGCCTGTCATGCACAGCATCATGAATCTAGGCAGTATTTTAAGTTCTAATAGCTTTCTTGCTACTTCTTCTGCGCTCATTAATCAAACATCCCCTTTAGCCAAGCTACCCAAGCAACGAGCCCTGCCACCATTGAAGCGACTAAGAGACCTGCTGCACCTAAACCAATCACCTCTGCAAGTTCCGCTCTCCTGCGTCTAGCTAATTCCTCTCGCACCCTTCGTTCTTTTCTGGCATCTGCCTGAAATTTCTGCCAATCTTGCCAAAGTCCCGGTCTTCCTGTGTAAATCATTATCTGCTTTAATTGTAATTCTTTTTGGCGGATGCTTTCTAGAGCCATAAACTCTTCGAGGTCAGATGAGCGAACCCCCGACCTCTTTTTCTTATTACCTTTTCGCTGCAGCTCCTCTTTGGCTATAACAAAATCTGAAATAGCTTTTCCTGCTTTGGCAATATCTCCAGTATTCTGGACAGCCTTCTTGATAATTGTAAAGGCCGCATTTGCAGCCGCCAGTTCCGCTAAAATTTTCGCCTCTTATTTTACTTGCAGCTATGATAGCTGCCGCCTTTAATTGCTGCGCCCATGCCGCGAACTTTTGAAATACCCATAGCTGTCGGTACAGACACCTCTTTTGCTTCGCCATATGGCACACGACCTTGCCCATCAATCTCTGCAAAAGGTTTAGCCTTTGGTGCCTCTGTTGGGGTGTTTGTTACTATCTTCACTACACTCATTGTACGCTCCTATCTTTCATGCGTTCTCTTTCTAAAGCAGCCTGTATTCTAGCGGCTGTCTGCTCTTCTTGACTTCTAATACGCTCATCAAACTGACGAGATTTATCCATCATTTGAGCCTGTTTCAGGTTAAGCTCACGCTCTTCCCGTTCTTTGTCATTCTGTTCTGCCAATGCGTCAAGCTGCAATTCCTGTTGCTTCAACGCTACTACAGGATCTGGTTGAGCATTACCAGATAGCTGGCGACCCATATCCTGTACGGCTTTCATCCCCTCAGCCATATACACTGCAGCCAAAGCATCGATCTCCATCTTAACTTCAGGAGGTATCTGCTGCTGTCCTTCCATGCCAGACTCACGCATGGCTCTTTCTACCGCATCTATCTGAACATGTTGGAAAACGTGCTTTTGTAAGTTCATGGCAACCATTGGGTTCGCCCCCACAAGCGGTGACCCGCTCATCACAAGGTGCGCCATAATGTGCGCCTCATGGTTCTGCCCTGGAAACGCCTGCATCTTCTTACCGTCAAGTGCTTCTTGGTTTTCTTGTGCAGGGTCTTTAGGCACGGGCTGTTGAGCCTCTTCATTCATCAAATACTTGTCAATGTCCCGTACACCCAACGCTTCGTACATGTCCCGATAGACCTCATACATGTTGTGTATCTGTGGGGCCTGAGACGCAAGCTGCATCTTGGTTTGAGCTAGAGCAATCCTCTGAGCTTGTGAGAAGACATTAGGGTTAGACACAGGTATAACGTCTATTCGGTCATCAAAATCCTGCGCCTTTACTGCAGAGTCTACCCCCTCGATTGAATATGGGTAAACAGGCGGCAGACTTTCTGCCATAACCCTTGAAAGCAACTTAAATTCTAACTTCATCGCATAATGTAAGCGTTTATGAACCGCGCTCATCACACGAGAGCCCTGTTCCATCATTGCGATTGTCGTCCCTACAGCAGCCTGTTGGTTGCCATCTCCCACCTTTAGGTCTGTTATGGTCGCGAATCGCCTGCCTGCGTCAACTACGAAGCCTAAAAGGTTAAATAATGTGCCGTCAGGGCCTTTAAAGGGCAAAGGCATCAGACTATCACGAATTGCACCCCCAGGAGCGTCTACGTCCCTAAATTCACCCGGCTGCAAAGGCTCATCATCGTCTCTTATCCGTAGGCCACGAGCTTTGAAGCCTGCTGGAAGGTTAGAAAGCGTCCCTGCATCTATTAATTGCCGTAAAGCTGCAGTCGCTGTCCGTGAAAGACCCCCAATAGTGTGAATAAGCCCCAATCCATAAAAACCAAAGCCAGGAAGAAACTTATAATGCACAAAATACTGAATTTTCTCCATGTTTGGGTCATTTTCGCGGTAGTTTCTGCGAATTGACAGTATTTGGCCGTTGTCCTGAGAGATAGTTACGATGTATGGCAACTTGATTCCTGTTGGTTCGCCGTCCTGACCCTTGTCCTCATACCCCTCAAGGTCCAAATCGACGTGACATTCAAGCAATGTGCAGTCATAGTCCACAGATGAAGGCTCTAGTCCTGTAATACGATCAAGTTCAGAACCCAAATCGTCATCCACCGCCTGTTGTGGCAGCACAGGTATGTCCCTGTAAAAGCCTCCAATCTGTTTTTTACGCAATTCGTTCAAGCTCATACGCACGACATGCGTGATATTAGGGCAAGTTTCTAAATCAGCGGTTTCATAAGGCACCACTAGGTGCTCTGCAGCTACGAATTTACTTACTGCCCTGTCGATGCCCTCGTCATAGTAGACTTTCTTAAACGTACTACCCGCTAAAGGTAAGTAGAAGAGCATCTGGTCAAACTCTGGGGTGTACTCCTCCATCACATTCGTGATGTAAAAGTTCATAAAGTCTTTTACACGCTGGGCTTGGTCAGACTTTGCTGCGTCCGCTGACCCGACAATAGCAGTACGCACTGGTCCACCCGCTGGCAGCAGCTCATTGAACGCTTGAGCTTGGAACTGCACTGCCGCTTCAGCCAACAGCGGATGC